ATGAAACCTCATTCGGTGCCTCTTTATTTGAGGGTTTCGAACTATCAATTATATAACTGATGAACTTACCACAATCGCGACTATTACATATCATGACGCCTTCTTCGTCCTGAGGAATCATTTCGCCTTTGGAGCAATAACTACATATATCCGTGGGTAGTACGAAATCCTGAGGATTTATGATCTCATTCGCAACATTTTTCCAATAATTTACGATGGATTGTTTAGATGTCGCCGTCTTATCTTGGATATCGTCGATTGGCTGTTTGACCTTAAAGAAATTATTTAGAACATTTACGTTTTTTGTACCTCCGCATGAAATCTGTTTTTTTTCTTCAAAATAATTGAATATATGTTTCGAATTCTCAAGTAAGTATCGCTTCTTTTGTAATTTCATTACCTTGATCTGATCGTTCACCTTTTCGATCTTATCCTTCAGTTCCATATATTGTACGATTTGGTCCGCATTTAGAGAACGTAGCTGCAACCGAAGAGATTGTTTTTGTGCGATAAGTTCCGGTATATGGACGGTTTCATTATTATGAAATTCCTCTAACATCTGACTGTGTTTTTTATCAATCGTATGTTGCGCCGGATCTGATTTTTTCATCGAATGAGTATTAATTTATTATGGCGAGTATTTTCTATATATATTGAATTACAAAAACAATTGCTGGTTTAGGTAAAATACGATTATTATAGTAACCACCTTATGTATAATTTATGGAAAAATCCACTACGGTTAGTGTAGATATGATATCCTTACAAAAAATGAGTTTTATAATGAATGCTATAGAGACGGGTTGGTCTGTAAAGAAAAGCGACGACAATTATATATTTACAAAAAAACACGAAGGTAAGAGGGAGGTTTTCATGGCGGATTATTTAGAGAAGTTCATCGACAAAAATATGAGGTTGGATGATAAAACTTTAGGAATTTACAATTAATTAGTTATTTCTCCAAATTATTATCTTTACGTATACTATAATATAAATCATGGGCGGAGCACTAATGCAACTCGTAGCTTACGGCGCACAGGACGTTTTCCTCACTGGTACCCCCGAGATCACCTTCTGGAAGGTCTCTTACAGGCGCCACACCAACTTCGCGATGGAGTCCATCGAGCAGACCTTCTCCGGACAGGCTGACTTCGGACGCCGTGTCACCTGCACGATCTCCAGAAACGGAGATCTTGCTTACCGCACCTACCTCCAGGTCACCCTCCCTGAGATCAATCAGACGATGAAGAACTCCACTGGCGCCCAGGGAGTTTATGCCCGCTGGATGGATTTCATCGGCGAGCAGCTTGTCGCCCAGGTTGAGGTTGAGATCGGAGGTCAGCGCATCGATCGCCAGTACGGAGACTGGATGCACATCTGGAACCAGGTCACCCTCACCTCCGAGCAACAGCGTGGATACTTCAAGATGATTGGAAACACCACTCAGCTCACCTACATCACGGACCCTGCCTTCGCCGGTGTTTCTGGACCCTGCGCTGCCTCTGGTGCGCCCACCCAGGTTTGCGCTCCCCGCAACGCCCTCCCCGAGACGACTCTCTACGTTCCCCTCCAGTTCTGGTTCTGCAGGAACCCTGGACTTGCCCTCCCCCTCATTGCCCTCCAGTACCACGAGGTCAAGATCAACCTCGATCTTCGCCCCATCGGTGAGTGCTTGTGGGCGGTTAACAACATCGGCGCCGCCTCCGGAACCGTCACTGTTACCACTGCGTACCAGCAGTCCCTTGTTGCCGCTTCCCTCTACGTTGACTACATCTTCCTCGACACTGATGAGCGCAGGAAGATGGCGCAGAACCCCCACGAGTACCTCTTCGAGCAGCTCCAGTTCACTGGAGACGAGTCCGTTGGGTCCTCCTCCAACAAGATCAAGCTCAACTTCAACCACCCGTGCAAGGAGCTTATTTGGGTCGTTCAGCCTGACGCCAACGTTGACTACTGCTCTTCGTTGATTGCCGGAAACACCCTCTACAAGACCCTTGGAGCCCAGCCCTTCAACTACACTGACTCCATCGATGCTCTTCCCAATGCCATCCATGCCTTCGGTTCCCAGGACAGTGTTGGCGCCTCTAACGGCTTCATTAACTCCGCTGGTCTCTTCGAGCAGGCTGGAGGTGTTGATCTCACTGCGTCTGCCTCTGGCACGTGGACTGGTTCTTCTGCCACTCTCGGAGGATTTGAGGCCGGTGCTCTCGGAGTTGCCTCTGGTCTCTCTGATGCCGGCACCTTCGTCCTCGCTGAGTCTGCCCTTGACATGCACTGCTGGGGAGAGAACCCCGTCGTCACTGCCAAGCTCCAGCTCAACGGACAGGATCGTTTCTCTGAGCGTGAGGGATCCTACTTCGATGTCGTCCAGCCTTTCCAGCACCACACCCGTGCTCCCGACACTGGTATCAACGTGTATTCCTTCGCGCTCAGGCCCGAAGAGCACCAGCCTTCCGGGACGTGCAACTTCTCGCGCATTGACAACGCTGTGCTCCAGCTTGTGCTCTCGTCCCCTACTGTTTCGGGAACCAACACTGCTAAGGTCCGTGTTTATGCGGTCAATTACAACGTTCTCCGTGTCATGAGCGGCATGGCAGGCGTAGCCTACAGCAATTAAGCAGTTACAAATACAAAATAATAAAACATATAAATTTAATATATATGTTTTGTAAGATCTTTTGCTACTGTTTTTATGGTTAAAAAATCACATTTATTGCTTTTGATTATTTGAAGCAAAAGCAATATAAAGAAACATAGATATATACAGTATAATACCGATGCAGTCACTTAATGTAGTTAATTTGATCGAGAAAACCACGATCACTAAGCTTTCTGGTTCATACAACAACCGATTGTTACAAAGGATTAAAGATTATTTTACCGAGTCACAACAACAAATATTTGTTACGTCATTTTACTGTTACTTAAATTATAATCAGACCACAGATTTCGTAATTGACTTAGATGATATATGGGAGTGGCTTGGATTCAATCAAAAGGTTAAGGCAAAATCACTATTAGAACGACATTTCATGTTGGATACAGACTATAAAGTTTTGCTTTCCCACGCGGGAAAGCAAACGAATGACGGCCGAGGAGGTCATAATAAAGAGGTTTTTATGCTTAATGTAAAGACATTTAAACTGTTTTGTATAAAAGCAGGAACTAAAAAGGCTGACGAAATACATGAATACTTTATAAAACTCGAAGAATTGTTACATCAGGTTATCCAAGAAGAATCCAACGAACTAAAAAAACAATTAGAACAAAAAGGTAACCAAATACTGGATATAGAAAATCGCAATAAGGAAGCATATACCAAGTTACTCCATGAAAAAGCACAAGAACGACAAAGAGTCTTGTTGCAAGAGTACAATAAGGATATTTCAATTGTGTATATAGTAAAGGTAAAGACGTATGAAAATGGAGAATATATAATAAAGATCGGTGAAAGCCGACGCGGAATAACGGACAGATACGCGGAACATAAATCAAAATATGAAGAGGCGTTATTATTGGATTGTTTCGCAGTAAATCGTAGTAAGGATTTTGAGAGTTTTATACACAACCACGAGCAAATCAAATTGAACCAAGTTACAAACTTGGACGGGCATAGTAATGAACGAGAATTATTTCTGATCGGAAAAAATCTAACATACTTAATGGTTTCAAACATAATTAAAAATAATAGTAAGTATTTTGATGGGAATAGTATAGAACAACTCAAATTAGAAAACGAGAAATTACAGTTAATGACTGATCTAAATGGAACAACAGTAAGTGTGTTTTTCACGGAAATGGTTGCTATGAATAAACTTCTTTTGAGTAGACTAGGTGACTTGGAAAGATCATTTGCTGATCTATCAGAAAAAATAATTTCACAACAAATACAAACAAAAACTACAACCGGTTTTAATACTCCACTAGTTACACTAGGACCCAGATTACAAAAAATAAATCCCGAGACAATGCAGTTAGTAAAGGTATATAAGACTGTTTCAGAGTGTATGAATGAGTACCCAAATATCAAACGACCAAGTCTAAATAAGGCTGTTACTGAAAATACTATATATGAAGGGTTCCGCTGGTTATTGGTTGACCGAGACCAGGATGCGAACGTATTGACAACTATAGAACAAACGAAACCAACGACAGAGAAGAATTCAGGATATATTGCAAAACTGAACCAAGATAAAACAGAAATTCTCAACGTATATCTTGATAGAAAAACAGCATGTATTGAAAATGGATATGAATCGGCATCGGGATTAGATACTCCAGTTAAACAATTTAAAGCTTCAAAAGGGCATTATTATTTGTTATATGCGAATTGTAGCGACGACTTGAAACAAGCGTTTGTTCTCAAACATGGAGAACCGCTATTATATAAGGATGGCGTAGGGCAATATGACAAAGACAAAAAGCTTATACGTGTTTTCGAATGTAAGTATGATTGTATTCGAGGTCTAAAAATGAGCGACAAAACATTGGCTAAGGCGCTTGATAAAAACGTCTTGTATAACGACCATTATTTCAAGATGATAGGTTATAAATTAAAAGCAATATAATATTTTCAATAATAGTAAGTAAACTAAAAATATAACATCTGTAAATTCATATAAAAACACAAATACACTACCAAACAATAATGGCAACCAAGTGTAATACCCAAAATGAATTACTCCTTCAAAATTTGATGACGTTTTACGAGGATCGCGAACGTTTGAAGCAGACAATTTCAATTATTAATGGTGAATCTAAGATTTCTCTCCGTATTGTGGACTGGTTTGTTACAAATTTCGCAAAGAAGAATTTCACGGTATATGAACTCAAGGATAGTTATGGAGATCCGAGAAGATTCAAGGTATATAATGACTACAAGCTCAAACTAAAGGCATATAGTAAGAAACGTTTTGACCCTTTTTGCCGGTGGGAGCGCATTAAGATCCCGTATGATGAGACAAAATGTATGGAAACCACAATCGGACAACTGAATTTTTTCAAGTGGACCATTGAGAACAAAATCATCGAGTTTATCGAAGAAAATTATGAGGCGATCGAGAACGACATGAACTCGCGTAACAGCACATCTAAGCGTAAAGAGAATGGACCGGATGGTGGAAAAACGAGAAAAAAACGCGAAGAATTGTCTGTATCAGCTTGTAAGTGCATCAAGAAGGAAACGGTCAAGATCATTGTGAAATTTAGCTAATCAGGGAACCGTAGGTTCCCCTTGAACGCTTTGCGTTCATATGCGACGAAGTCGCAAGAACCCCTCCCTTTGGAAAAGTACCAATTACCAAATCCTCCATAAAAAATATAAAAATTAACATATATCACATATTATATATGATATTGCCTTATTTTGCTGGACTATGTCTAGGAATGTGTTTAGGACGCGCGGGTGAACGAGCAGATAAACAACCATATAGGTCATATTATTATTCTCATACAGAAAAAATAAGACAATTAGAAAATAAAATAAACAAGTATGAACGTTTGTTTGGAAAAATAGATTAGTTTTATAAAATGATAGGTGCGGAGAACCCTGGTTCTCTGTGTGTGTTAAAATTATATAAAGATATATGATTTTAAATGTTAGAAATGTCAAAGAAATATATCAACGCGTGTATTCGTATACCTATGGAAGTTCTTCCAGGCGGTAAATACGAACCGCTTACCAAATATGCTAAGATATTCTTTGAACGATGTGATGAGTTACCAACAATAGGCCCTTTAGATAATCATAATATACAATCAGTATTACGTTCACTTGTGCCGGAAGCTGGACCTGAATTAGAAGTTGAATCCAAACGAGAGTCAGAATATGAAAATAAATTAGAGGTTGAATCCGAATCTGAATCTGAATTAGATGTTGAATCTGAATCTGAATTAGAGATTGAATCAGAATCTGAATTAGAGATTGAATCAGAATCTGAATTAGAGGTTGAATCAAAACCACAAATCCATAACACCACATTTAAGAACCGCCCAGGTAAGCTAGCACATCGATATTCGATAAAAAACAGAAAATCGATTAGTTTAAAAATAGAGGGCGGTTTATTGAGCTCACTGACATCGGCTCCGGCATAATTAATGTAGGGCGATCATACATATTCAAACTCTTCATCGATTTGAGAACGGGTTGAATGACGGGTCGCGAGTTTACTAAATCACTGGATCCAATACCAAATAATTGCGATTCAATGTCGCATGCATTTTCCGCCAATTCCATTCGAGACGTTTTCGCAGCAAGTAGCCCATCTCCAGGGTGGTAAGAATTCAACGGACGACTAAATTCGTGAACTTTGTAGTTAATTCTGGTCGTATTACCTGCCTGTTCCATTTTATAATTTCCGGGAGCATTTTTATCGCGTGTAGATGCCATTTATATATTAAGAGATTTTCTTATGAAGATTTTTATAATTCTCGCTCTCACTCTCTAATACGCCATCCTTCAGGAAATCGACTAAACATAAATGAAACAACTCGAAGTAATCATATGAGAAAACGATTGCCATTCCAATTTCTAGGTCTGTGGATATCATCTTGGCTGCACCGATCGTATATAAATCACAAAATGCCGGAACTGATTTCGTCTTCTCATAAATATAATCAAGTCCGGTACTCACAGTTTTGTCGTCATATAGCATCTCATCGTCTGAGTTTTCTGTACCAAACACTCGGCGTATGCAGTCGCGATATTCAGCGTCGTCTGTGTATTTAATTTCCAAACTGTGGTCGTACATATGATTGTTTAAGATACGATCATATGTTTATGTGGTTTTAATGTTTCTTTGTTTTACCCTTATTTTTGTTTTTATTGACTTTGCGTTTGGTTATTCTGCGCTTATTCTTACGAGTTCTACGGCGACCACCTTTTGCATCTTTTCTTATAAAATCGAAGTCAACAACTTCGTATGATTTCAGCTCTTCTTGACCGTCCGACCAAACACTTGACTTATTGTCAACCGCCTTAAGTGAGTCATTTTTTGAAAACCAGAATGGTTTATATTCGGATGTTTCGTCTTCAAATTTAGACCAAGAGATACCATATATTTTGCTATCAGTTCCCGGGTCTTCTAACGTTACAAAAGCGTTATAAGGTAAAATGTCATATTTCCGGTCATTGTTGTATTGGCGTCTAACCAGCACTTTTATATTTGTTATGACATTCGACGTCTGATCTAACTGACTCGGACCAGGTTTGGTTTGGTTATCGGCATCTTCTTTTTTTTCTTCTTCTTTCACATCTAGTGACGAATCCTTATTGCCAACCCGTTCATATAAATATATATATCCGTGACCGAATGGCGGAAAATCTGTCTTTTCTGAGTTTTGTGTACTTTCGTTCCACGGCTTAGCTTCGCTATCATCAAATGTATACCAATCCCCATCTTCATTAAGCCAGTGATAAACGTAATGCCCGCTCCTCAAGTTTGATCCTATATGCTCTATGAATCCAATTAATTTATATGCGCCTGTATTCTCTGGTAAAACAAATTGAGTGTCAGGGCGTATAACAAACGTTGTATCTATTTTTGTTGGAGGCTGCACCGTACCATCAGATTCGAGAAAGGGTTTACCTTCATCATTTAGTTTTACTTCTGACCGTTTCAGATGTATAAGTAAATATTTATTCGCTTCGGGGATACGCGTATATCTATTATCTACAGGAGTTTTGACGGTTTTGTCGGACTCTTCTGTAAGGCTGGAAATTATCATTTGTTCTACTGATTTATCTGATATAATCGGTACGCTAATAATGGGTTGGTCTGTAACGGTTTCCTCACCAGTTGATTGTGTAACAAACTCTGTATTAAATATAGGTTTCAAATTTTGGAGATCTAGAACTGCCGGTACAAAGTCATACATTATGTATTCATGCGCATCATGTTGTCGGCCTCGTTCAAGGCTACAAGTAACTTCACCTTGAGATTTATCGCCACTTAACATATCAAACGCGGATCTAATTTCTTTTTGGTTCTCCGCTATAGAATTCAAACCAAGTACAGCCCCCTTAACTTCAGGTATGTGATAAAACATTTGCAATGTAGCATTCATAAAACATGTATTTTTGCCTTCATTAAGTAATCCGGATTCTACTGAATTTATAGCTCCATCATATTTGACAAAAAAATCATATAACTTTTTTAAATTGTCGTCGGACACGTTATTTGTTTTAGTACCATCTTTAAGTTTCAACACAATCTTATCCGTTAATTCTTGTATGGATGTTATATTACCTACACTACCCGCTGTAGCCGGTATGCTGAGTGGCGTACCTATCTCAACTAATATTGTATAATATTCGGATACAAGATTGTCAAAATTTCCAGGTTTTTTACCAGCAATAAGTTGTATTCTTTTGGAAATTTCATTTATTTTCTCGGGCAATGTATTCGCATTTACAGATCCGGCGTCACTCATATAATATATCTATATTATACGAATAAATTTATTTCTTACTAAACCGAGTAATATTTCAAATGAGACGCCGTAGGCGTCCGTTTGGAAACTTATCGGTCACAATCCCGAAGAAAAAAACGGAACGTTTTAATTCTTCGAGGATTGAAATGCGACTTCCTCTCTCGAAGATTGTCCGCCACGCACCCACCCAGATAACGCGGCCTCTTCCACCGAAAACGCCGCATCTGCAATACGCTCCTTCAAGCTCGACACCATAGGGAAATCCTTGTGAATGGTGTAAGGCTTATCCATTACCGTGGAAACACTCTTCTTATCGGTAGCCATCTCACCCTGTTGAAGACGAGACTCCAACACAGGATCGCTGGCACCCCTTCCTAAATACGGCACAGTGGCAAACGGGCGCTGTATCAATTGCAACTTCTCAAAAGCACGCTGTTGCTCCGTCTTAATGATAAGGAGCGAATCATAATCGACCGCCGACCCGGGAAGCCCACCAACAGTTCCCCTAAAATTAATCGTGGGAGCCAATGTGGCGAACTTCACATGGTCGTCAGACTTGGATGCACCGAATTGATTATTAAGCATATAAGTCGCATACTTGGTGTTGGATTCATTACGACGGGAACTATCAAATCCCAGACGGTCCATTAAATTAAATACAGTTGATGTCATATTTTATATTATAATGTATACAGATAAAAAATAATGTTAAATCCTTAAGAAAAACGGAATGAAGTTCTGTTTTTTTCTTAAGGATTGTGACCGACAAGTTTCCAAACGGACGCTTGCGACAAAGTCGCACATGCGTTCAAGAAAGCGTCCCATTTGAAATCTTCATCGGTTTAATAATTCGTATGACGTGGTAGATTTCTCGCGCAAGAGAACAGATTACCATCTTTGCACGACGTCATAGATCCATAACAAAAGTCGGCAAAACCAGTCTGGTCGTTAACAACCGTCGTGGATGGATTTGACGTAAACTGGCGAAGCGATTGTTCGAAAACGTATTGTTCTCCTAAATCCTTAAATAGTTTATCGGAAATGTCGGGCTGATCTGGATTCAATTCCTTAACTAGTGTTTTCGCTTTATCCAATATCTGTTCGCTAATGCCCGAATTGAATGCGGGCGGGGCCGGTTTCTTATTTGGATTGTATTCATAGTCAGTCACGAGCGCATTACCGAATGGATTTGACGAATCGGGTGGTTCAAATACGTTCACATCTCTCAAAACCGACGCGTTTTTTAATACTGCGTCAGCAGGGTTCTCGAACTTCTCCTCAATTACCTTCTTTTTCTTTTCGTTCTCGCGTTCTGTATGTAAATTAAAAAGAAATATAGACGTCAAAGTTAAAACAGATACGATTAACACACGAAGGTTGCGAGTCAGTAAAAATCCAATTATACCCAATATCACTACTCCACGCGAAATGGCATTAAGCTTTTGCTCGTATGTCATGGTCTCAACTGGAAAAAACTCAAATATATAGTCGGTTTGCAATATTACATTTGGATTATATCCCCAGAAGGGTATTTTCTTCTCGTCTGTAGACATTATATATATATTTGTGAGTTATTTTAAAATCAGGGAACCTACGGTTCTAGAAAACTTCGTTTTCAACTGCGCCAAAGGCGCAACCCGAACCCCTCCCTTTGTGTCCGCAATCGAGGGAGGGGGTCCCTGAGTAAATACACTGTCATCGCCTACATAGCGTTTTAGTAAGTAACTTTTAATAACAACATTTGCAAATGTCATTTATTGCCATGACCGGTTTTTAGTAGTTACAATTAATCACTAAAACGGAAGGAGGGGGTAAGGGGGAACTTTGGTTCCCCCTGTTCCCTGAAAAACGCTAAATCACATTCTTCTTAACACATTTATCGTCGATTTGAAAGGTATCGCATTTGTCGGCTTGAGGCACAATTTTGAGAACGCATTTCGCCTTCTCACCTTCATAAAGCGGTTCGACGCAGCCCTTTTCCTTTACCACGATTTCCTTAACGCACCTGGATCTAAAATGTTCGTATCGTTCTCTCACCACCTCATATGTTAGACCAGAGCTCTTGTTTAGCATCTTATTAATCAATTCATGTAAGTCATACACATATTTGGAGAACGTAAGTCGTGATTCCATATGTTTTATCTTAAGTGGTAATTTTTGTAGATTCGTCCGTAGGTTTTTGCGACACTTACCACAAGGGAGCGTCCATCGTAAACTGAGTATGAAATCGCGATAATGATGTTTGTCATCTATAGTCGGGTTCACAGGATAATTGAAACTCATTGTGTGTAGGAAATGCCACATACTCGGTCCCCAAACACTTGTAAGCATACCATCGTTGCTGTTATATTCAGAATCTGAATAAACACGATTTTTTCGGGTTCTCGCCATTTATATAATATAGGAATAAGTTTAGTTGCGCCGAATTATATATAATAAGTAATATATACTATAATGTCGAAGATTGTTGACGCCATCCTAAATGTGGTTAGACCCTATTTCTGGGTATTATTGGTTATCGTACTCTTCACTATATTCTCGGTTGCCGGTTATTATGGGTATCAGAAATACGCGAAGGATGTTATTACGAAGACGAAATTTGCCGATGTAGCGAATGCGGACCGTAATAATAGAAGCGCCACGATAATGATGTTTTTCGTAGATTGGTGCCCTCATTGCAAAACAGCGAAGCCTGAATGGGAAAAGTTTAAGGCGGCTTACGATGGGAAGCAGATCAATGGATACAAGCTAAAATGCACGGCCATTAACTGCACGGATGACAGCCCGGGTAATTACAAAGGTGATACGCCGATATCTGCGGATGCCGCCAACATCGCAAGTCTAATACAGAAATACAACATCCAATCGTATCCTACGATCAAATTGGTGATTGATGGTGGCGAAACTATAGAGTTTGATTCTAAAATATCAAAGGATTCTTTAGTTACTTTCGTGAATACGGTTGTGTCGGATGCGTAATTTTAATTTATTATATTCGTTTATTATATAATAAATATGACTGTATTGGGCGAGGGTGCGTACGGATGCGTACACAAACCGAGTTTGAAATGTAAAGACAGACCCGATATATCATACGATGGTAATATTTCTAAGATAATGGATAAGCGTCATGCACTAGTCGAGTTGAAAGAATATGATGTGATAGGTAATATCGATAAGGAAAATCGTTATTATATCGGTAAACCAGAGGTTTGTTCTCCCATGGTAGACGCAAAGACAATGAGTGAAATCGATAAATGTAGTTGGGTGAAAAGTAAAGACATACAGAATATGAAATTACTTATAATGAAAGATGGAGGCCAAAATCTAGCTGATTACGCAAAAGACGCGACAGGCAAAACGAAGGACCAAGTAGAACGGTTCTTAATAGAGGCACACCGTTTAGTTTTAGGGGTAAATGTATTGAACGCAAATGGTGTAGTACACCACGATCTTAAACCACAAAACATAGTATATAATGAGGCCGAAAATAGAATAAATTTCATAGATTTCGGTCACATGACAATTGTAGAAAAACTCAAAAATCTTAGCATACAATCGTCAAATACACATGCGGTGCAACACTGGTCCTTTCCTATGGAGATGATGTTTTTAAATAAAAAGGAATACATGGAATTAGCGATGAGAACACCGGAAGAACGCGGTCGGTTATTTCCACAGATATGGAATCACATAAAAGAGCACCTGGAAGTATTTATGGCGTATATTAATTATAAAACATCGGAAGTTGTTGCACTGAAACGATATAACTTCATAAAATTACAATATTACGATATGATAGTAAATGATTTCACACCAGGTAATTATAAGGTGTTTCTTGAGAAATCTTTAAATACGATCGATATATATGGATTGGGGTTTACCTTCTTACATTTATTAAGTCCACTTAAATCAATGATTGATAGACAAGTGTATGATAAACTATTTGATTTATGCATTATTGCTATAACTCCACGAGTACAATTGAGATGTGATGCAGAGTTTTTCTTGAATACATATGAAGCTATATTGGATGAGACTGGACTACTATCGAAATATGGATTACATCTGGAAAATCATGAGATTTTACCAACACCAGAAGTGGAGGGATTCACTCCGGAAACTGAATTTATTACAAAATCTACTTCGGAAGCTGCCGAATTATTAACACCATGCGCTAAGTCAGGAAGAGAGCGAAATCCGAAGACAGGGCGTTGTACTAAAAAATGCAGGGATGGATACATGCGTAATTCGGCACACAAGTGCATGCGCGTACAATTGGGATGTCCGGATAATAAAGAGATTAATCCTCGAACACGTAGATGTGTTGCGAAATGTAAGGATAAATATGTTCGTGATGCGAACTTTAAATGTATTAGAGGGATCGTGTAATCTCCCTCCCTTGTATTGGTCTTAACTGTTATAATAAATAAACTTTATTATAACATTTATGCAAGTGACATGGATATCGAAAGAAAGACAATGGTCGTAAGGTAATAGAAAACTTCGTTATTAACTGCATCGGATGTGAAATCAGAAACACCCGACTTGGTCTCACTTTTCCCTGGTTTCTTTAAGTAGGAAACCCAATAAGTCTTATAAGTCTTGGGAATGCCATCATTATTAATAGGCCCAGAACTTTTTTGGACATTTTATAAATGTCCAAAAAGATATTTATAGGAACTCTATAAAAACTAACTTTTCGTGAAAAACGTGTTCGCATCATAATGCTTTGATTTTCGTTTTTATAAAAATAGTACGACAGCATAGTATTTTTATAGTATTTTTTTGTCGGAACTAAATCGTTAGCCATTTAGACTAAAATATTAGGCGTTAGTTCCACTTAAACATAATATTCTGATTATATATACACATGACAACCACATGTCAAATAAATAAATATTCTGAAGTATCAGATTTAACGACTAATAAGAAAAGTTCCGACGTTTTTACGTGTGAACCATGCAAGTACGAGACGTCACGACGCAGTCAATATGTGCGCCACTTATCGACAACTAAACACCAGTGCGGACTTAAAAAAGTTCCGGAATATAAATGTAACGTTTGTTCGAAAATATACAAACACCAATCAAGTTTATGCAAACACTCAAAACAATGCGTACAAATGCCAATAGAATCGATACAACTTACGAATATGATATTAGAAGTTCTCAAGAGCAATAATGAACTACACAAATACGATCAGGAACTACAAAAACAGAACCAAGAACTACAAAAACAGAACCAAGAACTACAAAAACGAATGTTGGATTTATGCAAGAATGGAATTTCTAATGCAGTTACTAATAATAATAACCAAACTAATAAATTCAATATCAATGTGTTTCTCAACGACCAGTGTAAGGATGCGATCAACTTTGCCGACTTTATAAAAAACATAGAGATAACTCATCAAGATCTGGAGAACAACGCCCAACTTGGTTTTGTAAGTGGAATTTCTAAGATATTAATGGATAATCTAAAACAGCTAGGTGTCAACGAGAGACCGATCCACTGTACGGATACGAAGCGGGAAACCATGTATATCAAAGATGAGAATAAATGGACTAAGGAAGTCGATGATTCTAAGTTACAAAAAGCAATACAAACGGTTTCGTGTAAGAGCATGGGAAAGTTACAAGAATGGAAGAAAGAGAATCCGGATTACCAGGATATGGATTCTGCATTCTCCAAGAAATGCTTGGATATACATAAACATACAATTGCAGGAAATGACCGTGAGGTTTACTATCCCAAAGTAATCCATGTGTTAGCAAGAGAGACAATGGTCGTCAGGGAACCATAGATTCCGCGACCCCCTCCCTAACTTGGTTCCCTGAAACGGGAAGGCCAGAGGTGCAGTTTAATCCCTCGTTTTCTAGAACCGTAGGTTTATGGAGCCAATCGGTGAATATAGTTGCGCCCAATTCTATATTGGTCTCGCGTTCTTCTCTAGACGAAGCAAGCGATAGCATATTTTCAATCGTCGTATGGTCGCCATCCAATATTACTTCCTTTTTAATCAATCCAATTTCGTATCCATTCAATAATGCAACCGCATTTTTAAGAAGGATCATTAGGTAATCGAAAAGAGATGAAGTTGCTCTAATTGGCTCATTACCAGAAAATATTTTTTTTATACCAAATACTGTATCAGGATCATTTCCGTCATCTAAACATGATTTCATAGGATAACTACTCATCATTCCTCCATCAACATAGCAGTCATCATCACAAATCAATGGTGCAAATATTATAGGTAACGCGCACGATGCATATACCGCATCTATAACACGCCAATCTGGATGTGTTGTATGTGACATCTTACATAGTTTGAACTTATTTAGCTCTGTTGTAAACATATATAAATCAATTCCATTCAAATCATAAAATTCTTTTAATGTGATACTCAACGGAATGTCTTTACCTGCAAATAATGGTCCCAACATTTTTTCCATGATGTCTATTCCAAATATACCACGTTTTTCAAACGTCTGCATAATCGTATATAGATCCACTTTAAATATGTTTTGCCAAGGGCGATTTATAAAATATGTATCTATCGTTTCCCAGTCATAATTCAAACACAGGATAACGGAGAGAAACGTACCAACGGAAGTACCATAAAATGATCTTATATTTGCTATATCCCAGAAACCTTGTTTAGCAGCTTCTCTCAGAACTCCATAAAACGTAAATCCAGTCTGACCTCCACCAGAAATAACAATATGCTCTATTTTCTTCACTTCATGTTCTTGGTTCTCCTCCATTTTTATATAGAAGAGAATGAACTTTTTATGTATTTTATTATATAAATCCAATATAATAAAATGTCGTCTATATTCTTGTTCGATCATGATGAGGCTACCAACAATAAGATAAATATCGATGAGCTATACGATAAACGTCAAAAACGCGATCTGAAACAACTCTCGATATTTAACAAGATTCTCAACCGAATCCATAAACGCATTCAACATACAGCAAAGAACAAAAACTGCAATGATAACTTCGTTTGGTTTAACGTACCTGAGTACTTAGTGGGAGAACCTGTTTATGATAAAGGTGAATGTATGGGGTATTTAGTATCACAATTGGAGAATAATGGATTCCATGTGAAGTACGTACATCCAAACACGATGTTTATATCGTGGCATAATTGGGTACCTTCCTACGTGCGAAGTGAAATTAAAAAGAAAATGGGCGTAGTGATAGACGAGAAGGGGAATGTAATCGAAAAACGTGAGGAAGATGGAGAACAAAATGATAATAAAATAATAACCCAAAAAGACCAGAAACAATATACTCCTATTAAGAATTACAAGCCAACGGGCAATCTAGTTTACGGTCAGGATCTTTTAGCGAAAGTAGAGAAGAAGATTAGTTTTGGTGTTTAGAACAGTAAATAATTTAAGATGACACTTTTTTCTTTAAGGATTTAATTGTTCGCCTTTTTCTAATCGGTACTTGCCGTTTTGCTTTCATTGTTCCTCCACCACGTCGTTTCGCATTAAGCTTATCGATCTCATTACACATACCACTATAGTTTCTCCTATTACGTAGTTCTGACTTGAGCGTGGATTGCATAACAGATCCAATAGCATTTTTTATTTCGGATTGTACGATACCACCAAATTGGTTTGATTTTATATACTCTCCCATGTTTTTATTCAACATCTTATCTAGCATGGACTTTGTATGGCCTTCGGTAAAGTAATTTTCCAAACTTCTAAACAAGAATTCATTATATTTTGCCTGATTTTTTGTGAATAATTCTTGGAATCCTTTACACATAATATTATTTGCAGCTTCAGTGTCTCCATCTGACCCAGGAGACGATCCACTCCCACCAGGTGCGGCGCTTGATTTATTACCTTTCACAAAATTTTTAGCAAATTTTGCTGCCTCTTTTTCTGCCGCTTTTTCTGGTGTGTCAGCTGGCTTTCCTGCTGCCGGTTTTCCTGCTGACGCTTTTTCTGGTGTATCAGCTGGTTTTTCTGATGCCGCTTCATCTGCTTCCACTTTTTCTCCTCCTTCATCTCCTCCTGCGTCTTTTGCTTCGCCATCTGCTTGTACGTCTCCTCCTTCATCTCCTACTCCTTCATCTGTTATATCTCCTTCGTCTTGTGACATTCCTATAATCTAACCGTAGATAAAATTGATTGCGTTTAAACCAAATTATTTTATTTGGCAAATAGTATAATGGATACATCAAATATAGTTATCAAGAAACCAAAGAGCGATATATCAAAAACCCAAAAGAAAAAAACCACACTATCCAGCGCCGAAAAGGAAAAACTATGGGCCGTTTTCGATATCGAGAACAAATCCGAAGAAGTTGAGTGTAATATGAAAGAAGCGGGTATGTGTGGAATGTGTAATACAGGTAGTCTAGTCATAACCGAAGAGGGATTTCCAACTTGTTCGAATGCATCATGTGGCATAATCTATAAAAACACTCTGGATTATTCACCCGAATGGCGATTTTATGGTTCGGACGACAGAAATAATACGAAAGATCCGACTAGGTGTGGCAACCCAATAAACCCCCTTTTAGTGGAATCATCATATGGATGTAAGGTAATATGTTCGGCTAAATCCTCATACGAAATGCGTAAAATCCGTAAGTGGACGGAATGGCAATCTATGCCTCACCGAGAAAAATCACTATATGATGAGTTCCAATTCATAACAATCATGGCGCAAAACTCTGGTATTCCTAAAATATTCATCGATGATGCAATGGCTATACACAAGGACATTTCCGAACAGCAAATGTTCCGTGGAATGAATCGCGATGGTATCAAATCTGCGTCCATCTATATAAGCTGTCGCCTGAACGGTTGTCCTAGAACGGCCCACGAAATTGCCGAGATCTTCCATTTAGACAAAACGAGCGCGACGAACGGGTGTTCCATGGCGGTCAACATATTACATAACATTGAACGCAGTTTCGACCCTTCCAGACAAACCACCCTTGTAACTACAAAACCGGCCGCGTTCATCGACCGATATTGCAGTAGACTCAGTATAAACACAGAACTCACCATGCTATCAAAGTTCATAGCGAAAAAGGTAGACGACCAGAGTATCATCAACGACAACACGCCTCACTCAATCGCCGCTGGAATAGTCTATCTCATCGCCCAAAACTGCAACTTGAGTATCAATAAAACTGATATTAAAATAATATGCG